AGTGTTTTTTAACTTCTAAAGAAAGAGGTCTCTTTTCTTCTGATTCGTTCATTAGTTGGGTTAATTTAATCATTGTACTCTCCTTAAAATAATTTTTTTAGTTTCTTATCACCATAAACATCGGCGAAATACCATTTCTTATCTTTCATATTGTATAAATATATGTATTCTGCTCCACCACTTCTATCTGCATCATCTACATATTTACCAAAATCTTTCATATCACCTTTAGTTGGTTTCCCATTTTTGTAATATTCAATTTCTTTATCATCGAAGATTCCTCTTGCTCCACCCATCTTGATTAGTTTAAGAACATCTTTATCACTTTTCATGTGATGTTTTAAACCTGGTTTCATGTTTGATGGATAACCATCGTAGTGAACGTATGCAGAAACAATCTTACCATTTCTACCAATCACACCAACTTGAGAACGAGTTCCTTCGTTGATTACATCTTCTTTTAAAAGTTCAGTCAATTTAATCATAATTCTTTTGTCTCCGTTTTGTGTGTATAAAGGTCAAGTTTACCATCTTTGGTTAACTTAACATCATAATTAGTTTTTCTAATATCATTGTGTCCACCCTTATATGGAGTATCCCCAACTTCCTTAGTAACCTTACCTAATTTAATTTTATTTTTGGACATATAGTCCTGTACATTAAATGCCATAACTTAACTTATTTCTGTTATAATTTCTCTCATCAAATCTTGTGATTTACACCACTCGTTACAAACTTCACCTTGTTTAATAAGTTGTTTGTTAACAGATTCATTCATCGGAGTCATAAATGCCCCATGAGTTGATGGATTAGAAACAAAATCCCAACCAATCAATTCAAAATCTTCACCTACTTGTACTTTACCACCTGATAGAGGTTCTACTGAACCCATACCTCTTGATGATATACCTAAAAGGATACCTGCTTTAAGTAGTTCTTTTAAGATATTACCACTTGGAGTTGGTAGAATCTCAACTGTTCCTACTAAATCATCATTATCCCAATGTATCTCTCTTACGTTATGAGATACGTTCTTTAGATTGATTACAGAAGAATCTGGATGGTCTAATTCACCAAGTGCTCTTCTTTCTTTAATAAGTGTTTCGTATTTCTTAGCTTCTCTCATCAAAATTGGTTTAGGATATATCCTTCCATTTTGATTTTCAGCACCTGCTCTTTGTAAAATACCCTTAACGATAGTTCTTCCACTCTCATCCTCGTTTACTCTACCTTCGAATAGGTTTGTTTCTATTAATAATTGTCCCATTATGCTCCCCAAGTTTTTCTTCGTTTAAATAAATCGAAAAAGATTGCAGATACTTCCTGTCTGATGATTTTTCTTATTAAATCCTTATCAGATTCATTGAGTTCTTCGTTAATCTTTCCTTTTTTAAAGTTAACAATTTCCTCATTGATGATATCATACAACTCTTTCTTAGTCATCTTATTTTATTTTACCTCTCTTTGCATCTCTCTTTAATTCTTCAAGAGCATTGATTTGGTCTTGTATTGCCTGTTCCAAACTTACTTGTCTATACTTAGCTTGTTTTCTAACAGCCAACATTGCAATTCTTTTTTCTTCAGTAGAAGGTCCTTCGTTTACCGATTCATCCGTTCTTTCTCGTTCTACGTTTCTTAAAGCTATTCTAGCTTCCTTATCAGATAATTTATCAATCATCTGTATCATTATTTTTTGGTCTTTTTTATCATTACCAACACCACCAAATTCCAATGCGTTCGCAAGAGTAACCCTATCATCACCATTTCCGAAACGAGCCATATGTTTCAAATCATTTTTAGCTCTACCTTCGTTAATTGATTCATCAACTGATTCTTTTTTACCTTCTTTTTTCTCTATTGCCTTTTTAAGTGCTGGTGGTAATTTTTCTTGAGCCTTTGTTAACTCATCTAATTCAGTTTCATCTCCTCTACCAAATCTTTCTACTTTATATTCCTTATCACCTACTTTGAATTTAGAATCACCATCCTTTTTTGCCTTAGCAACAGCAGCACCGAATGCATTTCCTTCATTCTTCTTTCCTCTACCTTTCCAAGTTTTTTCAATCTTGTTAAAGAATGCTTTCTTTTCTTCATCAGACATAGAAGGAATTGATTTACCAGCTTTTTCTAAGGCCTTTTTGAAAAACTCTTGATATTCAGACTCTTCAACCATAGTTTCTTTAACTATGTTTTTTAATGCTTCTCTTGTTATTTTCATTTTTCAATCTCCTGTATAGTTCGAGCGATATTTATCAATCTCTCCTTTATCTTATAAATATGTGAATTTGTTCTTTTCCAATATTGATTGGAATCTAATTCATTCATTGTTTTAATCTTGTTATACCAATTAAAAAACTTTTCAGTTTCTCTAAGTTGATACTTAAGTTCTTTCAATCCCATAGCCATCTTCTTATGAGGATGCATTGATTCATCATTTTTTAATTCTAACCAACGATTAACAGGTCTTTTTACTTTAGCTTCGTTTATTGATTCTCTCATATTACCAGTATAATTCATTGACCAATTATCGAATCCATCTAATGCTCTAGCAATCTGTCTTTCTTCTTGTGAACCATAAGGATTGTATTTCAACTTCTTTTTCAAAATATCTAATTCTTTTTGACCGAAGTTTTCGTATCCACCTTTTTGTTTCCACTTTTTCATTAGCTTTTTCTTAGTGGTTGATATGATACGATTAACGTTCATAACATGGTAAGCTCCTTCGTTTACTGATTCACCAAATTGTTTGGTAATCATTTTAAACATTTTGTTATTAGGTCTACCAGCAATTGCTGATACGAATGCCATTCTATCTTTTAAATTTCCTTTTTTTACAAAGTTAAAAAGTTTCTTTGCATCGATGTTATGTGTATTGATAAAATCATCAACAGCAATACCACGAGTACCAGTGAATCCAGCAATACCCATAGCTAATTTAGAAGCTTCGTTTACTGATTCATCCATTTTGTTATTCTTTTGAACGTGCTGATAAATCTTTTTTGCAAATGCTGGGGAAGTAATTTTAGCTATTTGAGTAATAGTTTCTCTTTTGTTAGGTCTTACTGATGTTGAACTTGCATGACCTTTCATATCAGGAAATTTACCATCTAATGAATATCCATAATCACGAATATCAGTTAGGTTGGAATCTTTATCAAAAATAAATCCATATGAACTTATTCTTGAATTGTACATTATTCTTACTGTAAGTTCGTATCCATTGTTACCTTGTTTATCAGAACCGATAACCATTCCAAAGGATTCACCTGTTTTGTTGTTTCTACCTTTGATTGCCTCAGAGATGTTATCAACATCATCACCTACTACACTATAACCAAGTGCAGTTGCGATTTTTTTCTTTCTTTTTTTATCAGATTTACCTTTATCAGAAAATGCGTTAGGAGTTTGATAACCAGCTACATTACCTGTTGCAGTAGTTTCATCAAGGTCTTTTTCAACTTCATGAATTAACCCTTCTATAAATTCTTTAAGATTATTTTCCATTGACATTATTCATCTCCTTAATTAATTCATAAGACATCATCAAAGCTGAAACCTGACCATCGGTAATCTTTTTACCAATTTTTTGTTTTTTAAGAACATTTATAGTTTCTCTCAACTTTATTTTTGTAATCTTATCCTTCATACCTTTATACAATGAATGTAATTCGGTAATCGTTTTAACTAATTGAGATTCATAATACTCATTGAATTTAGAAGTATTGGTTACATTATTAATATATTCTCGTAATAAACCTTTTTGGGATTCGTTTAAAGATGTATATTTTTTATTAAAAGTTTCAACAAGAATCTTATAAGTTAATAATCTAAGGTCTTTTTCTTGTTTCTTATAATCTTCAACTAATTTATCTTGCTTAACATTTTTTGAAATTTGGGAATTTGATGAGATATGCTCTACAAGAGTTATTTTAGAATCGAATACATCCTTTACATCAAGGATATCATTTTTTTTACCTTCAAATAATTTATGAATTGAAGCTAAAACTTTATAATTTGTTACAGGGGAAGATAGAAAATTATTAATTTCAAAATTTTCTTTTATAGATTTGATAAGATTATACTTTTCTCGTTGTAATTTAGTATAATCTATTCTACTATGTGCTTCTAAAATAGCATCAATAAACTTTTCAGCTTTTGATTCTGTATTATATTTTTCGTTTATAAGTAGGTTGAATAATCTAAGCTCCTTAGACATTTCAGTACCTTTTCCATAGAATTCTTTGATAATTCCTTTTGATTTTTCCTCACTACCATTAAGTATTTCAACTGTAATTTGGCGAGTTAATAATTCAAAAAGAAATCCTGTATTCTTAAATTTTGAATGTTTTATTTTTCTCATCTTTTTTATTTCCTATTGTGATATAGTAAAAATTCCCATATATAAATATAAATTTATAAAACTTAAACTAAATTATTCTTGGTCTAGTATGTTACCCTCATCTAACATACCTTTAATTTCATGTAAATATTTCCGTTTTGAAGCTATACCATTAATATACTTAATAGCCTTTTCTTCAGAAGTTCTTGAACGCTTTTTTGTTCTTTCATCATCACCAAGTGGGTCTCTACCAAGTGGGTGTTTATCTTTTTTATAAGTTCCACCTTCTCTTGGTCTACCACCTTTATCTTTTATTTCTTGTTTTATGTTTTCAATTTGTTCTTCTATATCATCTGGTTCTTCATCTTCTTGTGCTGGGTCTGAACCTTCATCTTCGATAGAACGGAATCTAAATCTATCTTTTAAATCATCTAACATTCTAACTCGTTCTTCATCTTGTTCACCACCACTTAGTTTAAATATATTTTGATATACCCAATCTTTTGATAACATATTCAGACCTTGGATATCTTGAGCCAATCTAATTTTCTCACTCCAAAGGTTTACTTTTTCTTGTTCGTAAATTGTAGATGGGTTTACCAATTGTAATTCAAAGTTAGTCATTTCTGAATCCGTAATTCCTTGCGAGTATAAGTGAACAATTGCAATCTTAGATAATTCTGAAATTACTGTTCTTTGGATTCTTTCTATTGTTCTTGCAAATCTAACATCTTCAGCGGCAAGAGTTGCTTTACCATTTACATTTTCCTCATATCCTAAATAAGCTTTTGGAATTTTTAGAGCTGCAAATAATTTGTTTTTTAAATAATCGATATCCTCAATACTAGCATATTCCAAACCAGCAAGATTATCAATTTGTGTTCCACTATCACTACCACGAACAGGAAGATAGAAATCTTCTGTTAGGTTTTGCATATTGTACTTTAAGTTATAATCACCCGTATTTCTATCAACAAAAGGAACTTTCTTCATTTTATTGATAATTCTCTGCATATAGTTATCTACTTCTGTTGGAGGGATATTACCTATATCAATTTTGAAAACTCTTTTTTCTGGTGCTCTCATAATTCTATGAATTAACATAGCATCTTCCATTAAAGATAATTGTTTCCACAATCTTCTACCATTCTCAATCATAGATTTACCATATGGTAACCAGTTAGTATCTGCTAA